GTTGCCATTTCCTCTCCAACTGAAAGGACAGCTAAATTCCTTGTAGGTGAGGATCTGCCAAGCTATGAACATCGTCCAGCTCGGCACCGGAAGGAATTCAAACTCGAGAAAGTCAGCTACTCCGTCGAACTGGACTGCGGGCGAGAGTCCGAAGATGTTCGTCTTGAAGTGGGGTTTTGCGGCACCAGTGGTCTGCAAGGCCGAGCGCGAGAACTGACTCGTATCAGGCCAAACTGTGACAGCTTCATCATTCTCAGCACCAGTGAGCGTGAGAGCCTCCCAGTTGGCAACGACGCCCGGCAGGAACCCCGGCACCTTCTCAACTAGCTCAAGGACGGACTTGACGTGATAGACACCATCGTCATACTCTCGCGAGTAGCCTCCTTGAAACCTTACCGACCACTCTGAAAGACTCGATGTCTCAGGAAATCTCAATTCGATCTTGAACTGTGCTGTGCCGTTGCCGAGATCGTCAGAAAAGAAGGTGTCGAAGGCCTGCATCTGCTCTGCGTCAAAGCACCAGTTCACTGTCAGTGTAGTGTAGGAGCGATCAAAGCGAGATCGCCTGGAGATCGCAGCACTCTCGGTGGGACTCGTGATGGTTGCATTCCTTGGAGCACCTGAGAACTCTACCTTCGGCAGAGGTAAGCTGGTCGGCCAATCGTTGTCAACTTGAAGGATCATCGACCTCTCTTCAATCCATAGCTAGATTCCATGGAGCGAGAGAGATCTCCTCGCCCATCACGGATCTCAGAACTGAGTTCACCTTTAACCCGGCGGAGGATGACCTCAACGACTCTCTCATTGCCCTCGGTTCGTTCCCTCACTTCGGGTCGGACGTCCGTATAGTTATTGATGACGACTCGTGTCGACCCGCCGAGCTTATCATTGGGCACGATCGTTCCGTTGCTTGCAGGAGAGAAAACCTCAGGTCCTTTCTCTCCCACCAGATAAGTCTTCCCTGTGTAGACGGGGCCTCCCATCGCCTTTTCCCCTCCGGAGAGTTCAAGACGAGTAGCTTGGATGGTTGAGACGATAGTAGCTGCTTCAGCAACGACGGTGGCTATTGCTATGAGATTCCCCGGCCAAGGAACATCACCAAGGGCAGCGGCCATCGCTTGGGCGATCTTCACCGCAGAAGTAGCGATCGCCATCGCCTTAGACGCGGCGAACATCGCCTTGTAGGCTTTGCTCTGCCTTCCTGCAAATCCCTCAACTGCCTTACCAAGCGCATCAAACATCTGCTGGCCCGCGGTGACGACCATTGAAGCCTGGGCAAGGTGCAACTGGTAAATTCTCTTGTTGTAATTCTCAATTGCCTCAGCTTTCTCCTTCTGAGCTTCTTTCGTCATGTTGACATCCCTCTTATTGAGCTCTTCGAGGATTCTCAGCTTATTCTGATTGATTGCAATCTCACGGGCAACGGCATTCTCCTGCCCTATCAAAGCATTCCCATAAAGGTTTTCAGTTCCTATGCCCGCGCCTTGCCCGGCACCCTGCCCGATGATACCGTGGGCTCGCAGCATGTTCGCTGTGTCTTCAGAACTCAGCTCTCCCTGCTGCCCTCTCTTCATCTGGTTTATGAGCTCGTCTGCCGAAACATCCTTCATGAAGGCCGCCTCTCGGCGGGTGAACAGTTCAGAACTCGGAGGCTTGCCCAAGAGCTTCATCAGTTCTTGAACCCTCTGAGACTGATCCATCATGATGATCTTCTTGGCTCCCTCGTCTGCATTATCGGCGACTTTCTTCAAGGAATCGGCAAGAGCATTCGTGCTATTGGTGATATTGTCAACCGACTTCTTCGCATTCTGAAGTCCAGGATCTAATGAAGGGAAGAGGGCGATGGCAAACTTCAAGAACCCACCCCAAACACCTAACAATTCAAACACCCCTTCTTGACTTTCTTTCACGAACTTCTTATGAATATCGCCCAGCTTCTTCTCCGATTCGTCAATGACATCGAGAGAATCCTTCACTCCATCCTTGATGGTTTTGATGGCATTCCTGACAGCATTCGCCCTCTCTACCTGCATCTTCAGGAAGGCTCCAGCCGCTTTGCCAAAGTCTCGATTCGACAAAGCATCTAGCACGTCACCTGCCCCTTTGGCCACACCCGCCAACGCGAACAGACCCTTCTCAATTGAATCAATTGAATCCCACCAAATCTTAAAGAGTTTGACCATGGTCACAATGGCCACTTCCAACTGTGCCAAGTCCCTGTTGACCAGAACGTTCAACACGATTCCGAGAGACTTCAAAACCGTAATTAAGGCACCAAGCCCAAAAACGAGATACTTGATGATGTCAATCATCGTCATCAAGATGGCAGTAATCGCTCCTGATTCCTTCTGAACATCTTGAAGCCACTTTATGACATCCCGTATGTTCTCGTTGAGTTCCTTCAAAGCAGGAGCCAAGCTCCCACCCAGCAAGATAAGAAAAGCCTGTAGTTGGTGAAGAGTAATCACCCACTGGTTAGTAAAGGCTTCTAACTGTCGCTTGGTGACGTCCTCTGTGGTTCCACCTGCCTTGCGAAGCGAAGCCTCAAATTCACGAACCTTATCAGAGAACCCAATCAACGTCAGCAAGGCTGAAAGAGACCGATCATGGAACCCAAGCATCTGGAAGGCAGTTCTCCTCAATTCTACCGAGGCCCCTCCCATCAGTTTCTCAAAGTCCTTCAGGATGTCGGCCATGTTCCTCATGTTCCCCGCACTGTCGTAGACTTCAACCCCTAGGTCCTGAAAGGCCTTCCTGTTGGTGATTGCTGTTCTCTGGAGGTCACGAAGAACGATATTCAAAGCTTCACCAGCCGCCTCACCCCGCAAGCCCTGGTCGGCGAAAGCTGCTAACACAGCGACACCCTCTTCAACGTCCTTGTTGGCCATCCTCAAGGCTGCGGCTGCTTTATTTGTCAAAGCTTCTGCGAATTGCTCAACTGAACCTTGAGCGATGATATCTGCTTTCACCAGCACGTCGCTGATACGAACCATGTTCTTCATGAACTGGGTCGTGTCTTCCGTCTTCAACCCCAAAGCAGCCTGCGCGGAGACCAGAAGCTGAGTTGCCTTCTCCATCTCAAAAGCACCTGCGGTGGCAAACTTCATCGCCACCGGCATAGCCACCATCGTCTGATTAGCACTCAAACCGGCCGATGCAAGGTAGTAGTAAGATTTGGCGAGTTCTTCAGCCGACTTGACTCCCTCAGTAGAAAGAGTCAAAGCCAGATCCTCCATGTCCTGTCTGGTCCTGCGACTCAAATCCCCCATGATAGCGGTGGATTCCGTCATCGCCTTGTTAAACTTGGCGAATTCAGCCACTGCCGCAGCCCCTACCGCCGCAAAGGCGGCAGTCACTCCTATCGACAAGAGCCTTGCCTGGCGCAGCATGGCGTCTACTGAAGAGGTCATACCTCGTTCAGCTTCTAGCATGCCGCTGACAAAGGCGACCGGATCAACAGCAAGGCGGACGTAGAGAGTCCCTAACGGAATGATTCCTCCACCTCTTATCATAAAGTCAATTCTTCTTCGGATCTATACCAAGAGCAGCAAACCACATCTTCTTTGAATCTGCCGACCGCTCCTGCTTAGGTTTCTCACCAAGAAGGAAATCTTCAGCTTTCACCTTCCCAGGGTGTTTAACGTATCCTCGCCTGACTTCGGCAGCAATCTGAGCGAGATAGAGATCACGTTTTTCATTCCTGCGGTTAACGAGGGCCAGATATTCAATCCACTCTACGAACTCTGTGTAGGACAACCGGCCCATCAATTCTCGGACTGGAACTCTGAGGTGAGAGGCAACCTCAAACCATGCCAGCCTCTCACCTCTCAGTCTTTTTTTGCTTCGTCAGCGACCTTCTGCGCCTCTACCTCGCTCAGGTGATTAACCTCTTGAGCCTTCGCGTAGAGCTTCGATACCACCGAAGAGGGCCAGCTTTGAATGTCTTGAGAGGTTACCAGCTTGCCATCGTGGAAGAGACAGCGACTCAAAAGGTCAGCTTGAAGACCCTCAAACTTCTGGATGCCAATAGGACGGCCCTGGGCGTCCATCCTCGTCCTCGCCGAGAGCTTGTCCAAGAACTGATCTCTCATCAGGCTGGACATCTCTCGGAGTTCGTAGGTTTTGGCTTCTCCCTCACCGTTCTTAAGAACGATGGGGATCACCCTCGACGACAGATCTAACTGAATGGTTTCTTCCATACGGCAAATGGGTTACAGATTAGGTGTCGACGTTCGAATGGTAAACCGGCGCCGTCTCGGCTCCGTCACCATCGACGTTGCCCGGCTGGATGGTGATGGTGGCAGTCGGCTGCTCACCTTCGGACATCGCGCCCGGTGTGAATGATTCAATCCATCCCCAGAAGACGATGAAAGACGCGTCTGGGAAGGTGATGGTGCATTCCTGATTGATGCCCACCTGGCTCATCAATTCTGGAATGGCTTCGGTCGCGTAGGCCACCGTCGCGGTGACGGGGGTGAGCGACTTCAGGTTCCGTGGCGACATCGTTCGCCACGTCGTATTCCGCATGGTGGTGGTGTCGATAGCACCGCCGGCGGTCATCCCAGGAGGTGTGATCTCTTTCTCAAAGAGTTTCACAGACGGGAGGTTCGAGAACGTGATGATTGTAGCAAATCCGTCGTCAAGTCTGATTTGATTTGGATCCATGTTTCCTTTCTTCGGTTAGGGGTTCATTGGCCGGACAAGAGAAGACTACCACCTTGACCACCCAAATCTATGTTGAAGGGTTCACCAAGTCTTTGGAGAGTCAAGATCATATTCATCGTAAAATGGTGGCGCCTTACCCGCCCGGCATCTTCAACTCCCACCGGGATGATGGCCCCCGTCCGTGAGACATTGTGGACAATGTAGGACTCCTCTTCAGTGGTTACAACATTTTTCTGCACCGTGTCGAGTGCTAAGGCGATGAGGTTTGCCTTCGTCCACGCGTCCTTGTAGACGGGACCTCGCACGCGGATCTGAATTCCAGGGTGCTCAATCTTTTCACCTGTCCGCATCATCCGCCCGTCCAGCATGCCTGCCGTGTCATAAACACAGACGGCCGTATCAGGTTCATCGGGCAAGAACCCCATGAAGAGACCCCAACCGTCAACTAGCTCTGCGTCGAGCAGTAGTTGGTAGATTGCTAAGGAGGGAGCGTTCATTTGAAGGATGGTGGGTTCCAGTTGAGAAGAGCGCGATCCCTGACGATGTTGATCAGTTCTGGTGCAAGGCGCCGTGAAGGCTCTTCTAGAAACTTGGCTTGGGCCGGAGGCTGGGGATCCCAATACTTGCCGATCCCGCTCGGCCGAGGTTGACCTTTGAGAACCATCCCAACAGATTCATGAACGGCCATCGCGTAGGGTGCGGTGAAACCTACATCCAGCTTCGTAGCAAATCCCGTCCCTTCAACCCTGGCATAGACAGAAGCCTTCAAGGCCCCCGTCTCTACCGGCACGAGACTTGCGCTCTCTTCCCGAAGACGCCATCCTGCTAGTTTGACACCCTCTTCCACATCATCTGCGATCTTCTTACCGCAGAAGCGCAAGGTCAGCAGGCATTCGCGCAGGCCATCAATACTGCCAATTCTCTGCTTTATCATAGGTAAGCCGTCAGCAAAACCGCTTTGTTTCTAAAGTCTGGGAGCTGGTCAAACTTCTGGATCTCGAAGGCATCTTCAATACTAGAGTTTGAGTCGAGCTCACCGCGCAAGAGTTTATCACCCACTGCCAACACCCGGTCCACGTAGACGAGTGATCGAGAGGTGATGGTCTGACCTTTCATATCCACAATCTCTTGTGAAGTGTCTTCCCATCTGCATTTGATTTCAACAGGCGCAGCGAAAGCGAATTCACCATAAGTGTCTGGTGAACCTCGCTGCCACCAGACGGCCTTCTGCTTCCGCAGTCTTTTGAGGAAGCCGATCATGCAACCTCCTTAGCCGGTAGCACAGAGTCCAATCCCTTGAAGGTTATCTCCTGAAAGCACTTCAACCTAGAGGTTCCTTTTGTCACGTTGAACACTTGCACATCCTCGGGCAGATCCTTCTTGACTCTCTCAAAACCCCTGATGAACCCTTGAAATGAATCTTCTCTGATCACCTTCGAGTTGTAGTGGTGCCAGTGAGACTTCTGTCCTTCATTGCCCAAGTCATACCCAAGCAAGAAGATTCGACTCGCCTTTAGACGAACAGCAAGGGCTATCGCACTCGCTCCAGTTGAGAAGTTCCACCCTAGCGTAGTCCCTCCGGCAAGCCCATCCCTAACTCGATCCATCTTGAGGATGTTCGGCAGGTTGTAGTTGAGCAGGAAAGCACAGTTGGTGACGACCCTGTTGTGGAAATGCTCAAGAGCGTGCTTGTTCCTCTCCCACCACATCCTATCTGAAAAGAGACAAATCTGGATGATGTCTGTGCCCAGGTGATATGCGTCATTGCAACCAATGGTGTTGAGCCCGGCGAGCTTGGTGAAATCAAACTCCTTAAGCGAGGGTCCTCCGCCTATCAAAAAGGCGTCCTCTCCCTCCCACTCTGGCCCAGGTAGCCAAAGGTTTATGGAGTGGTCCCCAGCCATGTGACGCTCGGTCTCCTCTTTCCAGCAGAGATGGCTCTCAGTAGACCACTGGTATCGAGAGTCATCGCCATCTGCCCGTAATGGGAGGTTGCTAGGTTCAAGTCTACCGCGCTTTGGTATCTCACCTCGATGGTGGATGCCCTTTCGGAAGTCGGCCGGGGATCGCGGACAGTGTAGAAATGGGCAGCGAGCCAGGTCTCAATGAGCTGAAGTCTGTCCGAGTCGTGCCCAGACCTCTCGGCAATGTCGTCCACCAAAGCCGATGCCGCTAAGATGAATGGGTCGAGGGTTATCGACTCATCTACCTCAATAATCCCGGCAACCAGCTCTGACGTGGTTCGTGGCATCAATCATTGTCGCCCCACTCCTCGCCTTTCTTCGCTTTCTTCTTTTTGGCGGGAGCCGCTGGAGGCTTTGGATCGGCTTCAGTGAGCTTGGGTGCGACAGGTTCCGACTCGTGGATCTTCTCGAACTTCTCTTTGAAAAGAGTCGTAAGATCAAGATCGGACTCAACAGTCTGTCCCTTCGTGTAGGTTCTGCCCCCCTGG